GCGTTTATAGATGACCCAGGTCATAGTGAAGTTATAGTTGATATGCAATCCTATGAAAAAGATTTTAATATAATTGATAAGACTACAAAAACAGGAAAGAGTATCTGGATATTTACTCGAAAAGATAGAGAAGTTTCAGTAGACCAGAGAGGTATCCATCAAGAAGGATATTCACCAGATAATTTACCTTTTGTAGTTATAAATTATAAGTGTTATTCACGAAATAATACAAAAAAAGCTTGGTTGTTTAGTTGACAACCCAGATATATATTATTAAATCAAGGTTGTACTTGATTGAAAAATAATAAATAACAACTAATAATATGGAGAATATAAAATGGATATTGATGCAATACGGAAACGTTTAAATCAGTTACAAACTACAAATCAACGTTCCAACAATCTTTGGAAACCACAACCAGGAAAACAAGTAGTAAGAATTGTACCTTTCAAGTATAATAAATCTACGCCTTTTATCGAGTTGTATTTTCATTATGATTTAGGTGGACGTACCTATATATCACCGATTTCTTTTGGTCGCCCTGACCCAGTTGAAGAGTTCGCTGATAAATTGAAATCATCTGGTAATCGTGAAGATTGGAGACTTGGAAAGAAACTTGAAGCCAAAATGAGAACTTTTGCACCTGTACTTGTTCGTGGAGCAGAGAATGATGGTGTCAAATTTTGGGGTTTTGGTAAAACAGTTTATCAAGAACTTCTTTCTATCATTACCGACCCTGATTATGGTGATATTGCAGACGCAGTAAGTGGCCGTGATGTTGTAGTAGAGTTTAAGACTGCAGAGGAAACTGGAAAATCTTTTCCAACTACCGCTATTCGTGTTAAACCAAATCAGACTCCTATTTCAGAAGATTCAAAACTGATGGAAACTACATTAGAAAATCAAGTTAATTTGAATGAAGTTTATAATGAACTTTCATATGATGACCTTACTAATGTTCTAAATGAATGGTTGAATCCTTCTGCTGAAGGTGAAGGTAATACTGATAAATCTACTAATGGTGAAATGAAGAAAGAAGAAACTGTAGAGACTACTGCAAAGGAAACTCTAAAACAGACTACAACTGTAGATGATGCTTCTTCGGCATTTGACGAATTATTTAATCGGTAAATAAAAATATATGGTGGTTAGGGTTCAGAGCCACTGCTCATATCTTTGATAGGTCTGGAGCCACCTATATTTTAATAGGAGAGTTATATGTCTGCAAGAGATGAATTGGCATCAGTTTTATCTGCAAGTTTAAATAAACAATTTAAAAAAGATTATCCAAAAGTCGCTTACTTTCTTGATGGTAAAGATGAAGCCCCATCAGATGTAAGTGGTTGGATTTCAACTGGTTCTTCCATGTTGGATTTAGCTATATCGAATAGACCAAGTGGTGGTATAGCAATAGGAAGAATAACAGAAATAAATGGGTTAGAATCAAGTGGTAAATCATTGGTTGGAGCCCATTTATTAGCTTCTACACAAAAGAAAGGTGGAGTAGCCGTTTATATTGATACTGAAACAGCAGTAAGTAGAGAGTTTCTCGAAGTTATTGGTGTTGATATAGACAATATGTTATATGTTCACTTAGAAACTGTAGAAGAAATATTTGAAGCTATAGAGAAGATAGTTACTAAAGTTAGAGAAGAAGATAATAGTAGATTAGTTACGATTTTAGTTGATAGTTTAGCTGGAGCGTCTACTAAGGTAGAAATGGAAGCTGATTTTGAAAAGGACGGATGGGCTACAAGTAAAGCTATTATCATATCAAAAGCTATGAGAAAGATTACTCAGATGATTGGAAGACGTAAAGTAGCTCTTGTATTTACAAATCAACTTAGACAAAAACTTGGTGTAATGTTTGGAGACCCTTGGACTACAAGTGGTGGAAAAGCATTACCATTTCACGCTTCAACTCGTATTCGTTTAAAAAATAAAGGTCAGATAAAAGATACTAAAAAGAATACTATTGGTATGAACATTCAAGCTCAAGTTATTAAAAATAGATTAGGGCCACCATTGAGACATTGTGAGTTTCCACTTTATTTTGAAAGTGGTATTGATGATGATGGTAGTTGGTTAACTGTAATGAAAGAACATGGTATTGTTAAAGTTGCAGGAGCTTGGTATACACTTCCCATAGTTGATATGGAAACTGGTGAAATAACAGATGAGAAAAAATTTCAATCTAAGGATTGGTCAAAATTACTCGAAGATACAGAATTTCGAGATTATGTTTATAATATGATTTGTGATAAGGTTATATTAAAATATACTAAAGAAGATTTAGGTATTGATGACGTAGAAATGACGGAAGAGGTTTTGGGTGATTAATGATAAATATTTATCAATATTAAATCAAATTAAAAAAGACGGCGGTCTTGTCGAGCATAATAATCCAGACGACAAGGTATTGATAATAGATGGCCTAAATACTTTTATTAGAGTATTTAGCGTTGTACCAATTACCAATGATGACGGAGCTCACGTTGGTGGAATAATTGGTTTCTTAAAATCAATCGGTTTTGCTATTAAGATGCACAATCCAACGAGATGTATCATAGTATTTGATGGAGAAGGGGGCTCAGACCGCCGTCGAAAATTATTTCCAGACTATAAAGCTAAACGTAGAACAAAAGTACGTTTAAATCGAGCATACGATTGGAATACACCAGAGGATGAACATCAATCTATGTTGTTTCAGATGAGTAGATTGGTTGAGTATTTACAAGAGTTACCATTAACTATTATAGCCGCTAATCATATGGAAGCCGATGATGCTATTGGTTATATTTCCAAACAAGTTTTAAAAGATTCTAAAATAACAATAATGTCTACTGATAGAGATTTTTTACAATTAGTTGATGATAGAATATGTGTTTGGAGTCCTACAAAAAAGAAAAAGTATACACCAATAGAAGTACATGAAGAATTTGGGATACCATCGCATAATTTTTTAATGTATAAAATAATTGACGGAGATAAATCAGATAATGTTCCAGGTATAAATGGAGTTGCTCTTAAAACTATACAAAAATGCTTACCGCTTTTACAAGAAGATAAGATAGTTAATATAGAAGAGGTTTTAGATTATGTGGAAAATAATGATGTTACAAATAATGTAAAAACAATGTTATCTGAAGAAAATAAAAAGAAGTTACAATTAAATTACGACTTGATGCAACTTCATGATGTAAATATTAGTGGTAACGCTAAATTAAAAATTAAAGATATAGTGACAGAACCAATTCAACAATTGGTTAAATTTAATTTTACAAAAATGTTTTTACGAGATAGGTTATTTCAAACTTTACCTAATGTTGATAGTTGGTTATTGACTACATTTTCCACTTTAAATAAATATGCTGGAATAAGTCATGAGTGATAAATTATCAATATATGGTACTGCTTTTCAAGTTAAAGTTTTATCATCATTATTAACAGATTTAAAGTTTTTACAAACTTCATCTGATATATTAAATGGTGATATTTTTGATTCGGATTCTAATAAATGGTTAGTCAATGAAATTATAGATTATTTTTTAAAACATAAAACAATACCGACACTTGATGTAATAAAAATAAAAATAAATGAAATAGAAGATAAAGTATTACAAGTAGCTATTATAGATACGTTACGAGAAGTTTGGAAACACATTGAATCAACAGATTTAGATTTTGTTAAAGAGAAATGTTTAGATTTTTGTAAAAATCAAGTTTTAAAAAATGCTATATTGGAATCAGTTAATCTTTTAGAAAACCAAGATTATGATGGTATAAAATCATTAATTGACAAATCTATGTCAGTTGGAATGGAAAGAGATATTGGTCATGAGTATATTACAAGTTTAGAAGAAAGATTAACTGATTCTGTTAGAACTACAGTTCCAACTGGTTGGGATATTATAGATGAAGTAATGGATGGTGGACTTGGTGCAGGAGAACTTGGTGTTATAGTTGCACCAGCTGGTATTGGTAAAACTTGGATGTTACAAGCTATTGGAGCATCAGGTATGAAAAAAGGATTGACTGTAGTTCATTATAGTTTAGAATTAAATCAGACATATGTTGGATTAAGATATGATACTGTTTTTAGTGGTATTACAACAGGTAATATAAAATTTTATAAAGAAGATGTACAAAAGAAAATAGACCAACTAAAAGGTAATTTGTATGTTAAATATTATCCAACACGTTCTGCTACAGTTCAAACAATAAATGCACATATGAAACAACTTGAAATACAAAGTATAAAACCAAATATGGTGATTGTTGATTATGCAGATATTGTAAAACCACTTGGTACATTTAGAGAGAAGAGACATTCTATTGGTGATAATTATGAAAGACTTAGAGAATTAGCAGGAGAGTTTGAAATTCCAGTATGGACGGCATCACAAGCCAATAGAAGTTCGTTAGAAGAAGATGTAATTGATGCAAGTAAAGTTAGTGAAGATTATTCAAAGGTTATGACTTCAGATTTTGTTATGTCTATTAGTAGGAAAGTAGAAGATAAAATTTCAAATACAGCACGTTGTCATGTTATTAAAAATAGATTTGGTGTTGATGGTATGACGTATCCAATGATGATGAATACTAATATTGGTAAGATTGAAATTTATGAATCAAATACGCAAGGTGGTAAACAACAACAATCTAAAATGGATAATTCAGAAGAGTATTTAAGGAAATTAGCTAAAAATAAATATGATGATTTTAAAACTGATGGTACTAAAATGGAAGGGTTTGAATAATTATATATAGAATTAAGTTTTCACGAAAGGTGATAAGGAAATATTATGAAATTTAAGTTATCAGAAAATTTTGTTAACAAATATAAGCGAAAAAAACCCCCGTTTGGTTTTAATGGTTTAGGTGAATTAGTTTATATGAGAACATATTCCCGTATTAAAAAAAATGGCAAAAATGAACGTTGGTGGGAAACTATTCAACGGGTTGTAGAAGGTACTTATTCAATGCAAATGAATTGGATTGAACAATATCAGTTGGGTTGGAATCCATGGCAAGCTCAAAAGTCAGCCCAAGAAATGTATGACCGAATGTTCAATATGAAGTTTTTACCACCTGGTCGTGGTCTTTGGGCTATGGGAACAAGAATTACAGAAAAAAAGAAGTTATACGCGGCACTTAATAATTGTGCTTTTGTATCTACTAAAACACTAAAAGAAGATTACTCAAAACCATTTACTTTTTTAATGGATGCCAGTATGTTGGGTGTAGGAGTTGGTTTTGATACAAAAGGTGCTGGTGAGGTTATGATTAAATTACCTAATCCAAATAGAGGTATAGAAGAATATGTAATACCAGATACACGAGAAGGTTGGGTAGAATCATTAAAGTTATTGTTAGAGAGTTATTTTCATGGAACAGCAGAAATTCAGTTTGATTACACAAAGATTAGAGCATTAGGAGAACCAATAAAAGGTTTTGGTGGGGTATCGAGTGGTCATGAACCATTAGAAGAAATTCATGTAGAAATAAGAAAAGTATTAAATAGAAATGTAGGTGAACCAATTACCGTTACCACAATTGTTGATATAATGAATCTCGTTGGTAAATGTGTAGTAGCTGGTAATGTCAGAAGAACGGCTGAAATTGTATTTGGTGAACCAGATGATGATGAATATTTGGATTTAAAAAATTATAAAGTTAATCCACATAGAGAACAATATGGATGGACGAGTAATAATAGTATTTTTGCTGAACTCGGTATGGATTATACTGATGTGTGCAAACGAATCGTGGATAATGGCGAACCTGGTTTTGCTTGGTTAGAAAATATGAGAAAATTTTCACGTATGCAAAATGGTGGAGATAATAAAGACCATAGAGTTGCAGGTGGAAATCCTTGTTTAGAACAATCATTGGAAAGTTATGAATTATGTTGTTTAGTAGAAACCTTTCCAAACAACCACGATTCATTAGAGGATTATAAGAGAACATTAAAATATGCGTATTTATATGCTAAAACAGTAACACTTGGTAAAACTCATTGGAGTGATACTAATAGAGTTATGTTAAGAAATCGTAGAATTGGTTGTAGTGTAAGTGGCGTCGCACAATTTATTACTAAACATGGAATGGAAGAATTAAGGAAATGGTTAGAAGATGGATATGATACTATTCAAGATTGGGATTGTATTTATTCAGATTGGTTTGCAGTCCCAAAGTCAATCAAGACTACTTCTGTAAAACCAAGTGGAACTGTTTCACTATTAGCAGGAGCTACACCTGGATTACATTATCCAGAATCAAGATTTTATTTTAGAAGAATGAGATTATCGAATCAATCAGAATTAATAGAACCATTAAAGAAAGCTGGATATAATGTAGAACCAGCATTTGGTTCAGAAAATAGTACGGTGGTAGTATCGGTGCCGGTTGATGTAGGTGAGGGTATAAGAACAGCGGCTGAACTTTCGATTTGGGAACAATTCAGTTTAGCCGCGTTCTTACAACGACATTGGGCAGATAATCAAGTTAGTTGTACAGCTACATTTAATCCAGAAACAGAAGCAGATGAACTACCACACGTATTAAAATATTTTCAATATAGATTAAAAGGTATATCATTATTACCAAGAACAAATGGTGGGGCGTATAAACAAATGCCTTATGAAGCTATAGATGAAAAAACATACCACTTAGAAGTTGAAAAACTTAGTAGATTAACATTTGGTGTTATTAAAAATGAAGAGGCAGATGTGGAAAAGTTTTGTAATAATGATGTTTGTGAGATTATTCCAAATTAATTTCTTTTTTAAGGGAATACCCTTATATTTATAATTAACAATTAAGGTTATAATATGATAAATCATAAATTATATGGTAGACGAATTTTACACGTGATGTCACCCGTCAGGTGGCGTTCCACTAAGTATATGCATCATGCTGATTCAAATTACAAAGTTATGATGAAAACTATTAAATGGTTACCAATGTGTCATCATTATGTTTTAGTTCCACCAAATAATACTATACCACATCTTGGAAAAAATGTTACTAAAATACCATTTCCATATGCTGGTAGTGTGTTGTTTAATCGTGGATATTTCAATAGTAAAGCTTTATTGAAAGCTATAGATTTTCAGAAGGTTGATATTGACTTTATTTTTAATCATCAACCAGAGTTGTTATACAATGTTTATAATGCTATATTGACAGATAGATATGGTATGTCTGTAGATAGTTATAACTTTTTTCATTGGGTTGATTGTGAAAAGAGTAGACCAACTGGTGGTTANCCTGTCGGGTTCTTTAGACAAATGGAAGCTATTGATTTGTCTACAAAATCTTATTTTCATTGCCCAGTTAGTTTAGATTATATGAAATCTAATTGGGATAAAATACCACACACTTCACAAGGTGTTGATGAGAATGTAATGAAAGAGAAGATTAATTATTTTCCACTTGGTGTAGGTGATTTACCTGAACCAGAATCATTTCCATTACCAGATAAAAAGATATTAGTTTTCAATCATAGATGGAATCAATCTACTGGTATAAAGAAACTTATACAATTTACAGAACATCTTGATAGGGATGAATGGTTAGTTTGGATTACTGATGATGATGCTAAAAAACCAAAAGCTGGTAAACCTGCACCAGATTGGATGAAAGTACAAAACTTACCAAGTGGTGGTCAATATAGATATCTTATAGATAATTGTTATGCTACTATTTGTCTTGTAAATGATTATATGACTTGGAATCTTTCAGTACAAGATGCTATTAAAGTTAAAAAACCAAGTTTAACATTTAAACATTCAACACAAGAATATGTGTTAGGTAAAGATTATCCATTATATTTTACTGATAAAAAATCATTTCTTGAATTGTTAGATAATACACCAACTGAACTTGAGTGGGAATTACCAGAACATGATAAAATTTTTAAAGATAATTTAATTAATGATTTGATTGAAGGTTGTGAAAGTAAAAAGAAACGGACTGTAAAAACACCATCTGCTGGTATTGAGTGGTTGTATCATATATTGAAGGATAATGGGTTTAAAAAGAATTTACTTTTCAATAGTCATCCAAATTTATATTTGAGTAATGTTTGGGAGAAGATTAGACTTTGGTGTTTATCAAAAGGAATTAAAGATAATCCAAATTATCAATTTACAAAATTGTTTGTTCCAGATGATAAAAGGGAAGATATACAAAAATTCGTAGATGATTCTGATGAAACATTTAGTGAATCTAAAGTTGACCCAAATTTTAAAATTATTGATGAAGAAGATAGTTGGTTTTAATGTACCAAGATATATATTATGATAATTTTAAAAATAAAGTACATATTTGGGATGATGTAAAAGGTCATATAGTTATTCCATATAAAAAGTATGCTTATAAAAAAGATAATTATGGAACTTATGTATCTCTTTATGGAGATAAACTTAAAAAGATATATAAGTTTGACAAAAAAACTAAAAATTTATGGGAATCTGATGTAAATCCAGAAACAAGAGTTCTTGTAGATACGTATACAAATTCAGATGACTTATCTATAAATCATAGACTTGGTATTTTAGATATTGAAGTAGAAGTTACACAAGGATTTCCAGACATACATAAAGCTGAAAATAAAATAACAGCCGTAGGTTATTATGATGATATAACAGATAAATATTTTTGTCTTGTATTAGATTCGCAAAATAAAGTTACTCTCAAAAATAAAGATAATATTATAATAGAAAAGTTTGAAAATGAAAGTCAATTACTTCATCGTTTTTATGCAATATTTCTTGAACATAGACCAACTATATTAACTGGTTGGAATAGTTTAAAATTTGATATACCTTATTTGTATAATAGAGCGGTACAAGTTCTTGGTAGTGAAATAGCTGATTGTTTATCACCAATTAGAAGAATTCATTGGAGTGAATATCAAAACCGATATAAAATAGCTGGTTTATCACAATTAGATTATTTATCTTTATATAAAAAATTTACATTCACACAAAAAACTTCTTATAGATTGGACGCTATAGCACAAGATGAACTTGGTGAAACGAAAGTTGAATATGAAGGAACACTTAATGACTTATATGAGAATGATATAAATAAATTTATAGAATACAATATTCATGATGTTAGACTTGTTAAAATGTTAAATGAGAAACTGGATTTTATTGATGTAGCCAGAGGTATTGCTCATGTTGGTCATTGTCCATATGAAGAAGTTGAATGGTCTTCGAGATATCTTGAAGGAGCTGTTCTTGTTTATCTTAAAAAACTTGGTATTGTTGCACCAAATAGAAGTAAAGGTGGAAGAAAGGATGTATTCAATAAAAATAAATTTTCTGGAGCGTATGTACAAGACCCACAAAAAGGTAGACATGAATGGATTTATGATTTAGATATTACTTCTATGTATCCATCAATTATTATGTCTCTTAACATTTCACCAGAAACAAAAATAGGAAAAATTGAAGGTTGGAACTCAGAAGAGTTTGTATCTAATATACCCAAGACATATTCTGTAATAATGTATGGGAAAAAACAAGGTAATTTAACTAACGATGAATTGAAAATGTATTTTAATGATAATCAAGTTTCAATATCATCTAATGGTATAATTTATAAAACTGATAAAAAAGGGTTAATACCTGCGTTATTAGAACAATGGTTTAATACAAGAGTTGAGTATAGAAAGTTAGCTAAGAAATTTTCCGATGAAGGTGATGAGGAAAAATATCAATATTTTAATAGAAGACAATATATTCAAAAGGTTATTTTAAATTCATTATATGGTGTATTGGGTTTGTCTGTTTTTAGATTTTATGATTTAGATAACGCAGAAGCAACAACATTAACTGGTCAATCGTTGATTAAATTTACAAAGAAGATTGGTAATCATTTTTATAATAAAGAACTTAGTGATGACAAAGACCATTGTATATATATTGATACCGATTCTGTTTTCTTTAGTGCTGTACCACTTCTTGGTAAGAGATTTCCCAACGAAGAACTTTCTGATGTAATGAAGACTCAAAGAATTTCAGAAATAGCTACAGAAGTACAAGGTTATATGAATAGTTCGTATGATTATTTTGCTAAAAAGTTTTGTAATATAGATAAACATAGATTTGAAATAAAACAAGAGATTATTGCAAGAACTGGATTTTTTGTTGTCAAGAAAAGATATGGTATGAGAATTATAAATGATAATGGGGTAAAAGTAAATAAAGTTCATGTTAAGGGATTGGATACAGTTAGAAGTACATTTGCACCAGCAATGAAAACTTTATTATCAAATGTTTTAGAAGATATTTTGAATTATGTACCTAAAGATAAAGTTGATACGAGAATATTGAATTTTAAGAAAAGTATTACAAATTTAAGTATTGATGATATAGCTAATCCAGTTGGTGTAAAAAATATAGAAAAATATACACCAAAAAAGACAGATAAATTTGAAAATGTTGGGGCTACAACAAGTATAATGACAGGAACACCTGTCCATGTAAAAGCTTCTATTTATTATAATGATTTATTAAAATACTTTAAAAAAAATAAATATGAACCAATAGTAAGTGATTCTAAAATGAGGTGGGTTTATTTAAAAGATAATCCATTTAAATTAGATGTAGTTGGTTATAAAGGACACGAAGACCCAAAAGAGATTATGGATTTTATAAAAAAATATATTAATTATGATAAAATGTATGAACAAGCTTTAACTAAAAAGTTGAATATGTTTTATGGGGCTTTAGAATGGAGTAAACCACAAATACGTTCAGAAAATTCATGGTTTTAATATTATATACATCTACCAACATTCCTAATTGTCCATATTGTGATGACGCTCGCAAATGGTTGATAGAAAATAAAATTAATTATATAGAGATAGATGTAGCTAATAATAAAAAATTACAAAAGAAAATTTATCAAAAAACTGAATCTAAAAATGTTCCAGTTGTTAATATTGATGGTTCATATTTTAGAGGTTGGTTTAATAAGTCAGAATTAAAACAAATTAAAGAAATTCTGAAAAAAGATTAATGGTTTTGAACTTGTCATATATATGTATATATGACACACATAATAAGGAGAAAAATAGGTTATGGAAAAATCCAAATTAACTCGTTACATTGACAAAGTTCGTATCGGCGGAGCCGTCGGACAAGCTCAAATTGTAACAAAAGATAGTGTAACACATACTTGGGTAGCAACGGATGATAGAGACGCATTAGTTGTCTTAAAAATGTCTGATTCGGATATAAGTGATTCCAACTTAGGTATTGGTGATTTACAGAAATTTAGTGGTTTGTTAAGTACACTTGGTACTGATATTTCATTTGATGTTACCAGTGTTCCAAAGAATGGTGCAGATATGGCCGCTCAAATCAATTCATCGGATGATTATGGTAATACAATAAAGTATATGTTACATGATACAAGCGTAGTTCCAAGTTCAGATGGTAAAATTGTAAAACAATTGTTGGAACAAGAATATGATGTTATATTTCCAATGGATTCAAATTTTGTTTCTAAGTTTATATCTGGTAAATCAGCGTTAGGTGATGAAGTAGAAACTTTTACTATAGTAACAGGGAATGATAAGGTTTCGGTTGTTATTGGTTGGAATACTCAACATACTAATAGATTATCTATTCCTGTAAAACCAAAGGTTTATAGTGATGTTGATAAAGTTTCTTTTAGTTCACAAATTATGGCAGACATATTATCTGCTAATAAAGAGTGCGAAACTGGAACTCTTGAAATGAAAGGTGGAGATAGACCATTAATTAAATTAACTTTTAATGTTGATGATTATAATGCTGTTTATTTTTTACAACCACGAGTTAGTGTATAGTTTTGGATATTGTGAATGATAATTACTAATGATAAAAATACTTTATGGGTAGAAAAATATCGGCCTTGTAGTCTTGATACTTATATTGGTAATGACCAATTAAAAAGTAAAGTCAAGACTTTTATAGAGAGTGGGGATTTACCACACCTTTTATTTTATGGAAGGGCTGGTACGGGTAAGACCACTCTCGCTAAATTAATTGTTAAGAATATAGATTGTGATAGTCTATATATTAACGCGTCGGATGAACGTAAACTTGAAATGGTTCGTGACAAGGTGAAAACTTTTGCTGGAACACTTGGTTTTGCAGATTTAAAAGTTATTATATTAGATGAGTGTGATTATATTACACCAGCCGCTCAAGCCGCTCTTCGTAATTTGATGGAGACTTATTCAAACGTATGTAGATTTATTTTAACTTGTAATTTTGTAGAAAGAATTATTGACCCTATACAAAGTAGATGTCAAAGTTATAATTTAATACCACCATCTAAAAAAGAAGTAGCTTTACATTTAGGTGAAATACTTTCAACTGAAAATGTAGAGTATAATATTAATGATGTAGCGTTTATTGTTAATAGTTGTTATCCAGATATTCGTAGAGTTATTAATTCTGCACAAAAACAATCATTAGATAATAAATTAAAATTAGATAAACATGATATTTTACAAAGTGATTATAAAATGAAAGTTTTGGAAATATTAAAAGAACAAGATAAACGAAATGCTTTCAAAAATATAAGACAATTACTTTTAGATAGTCAAGTAAAGGATTATGCGGAATTATTTAGGTTGTTATATGATGAAGTTAATGATTATGGAAAAGGTCATGTAGCCGATTGTATATTAATTATAGCTAAATTTCAAATGTATGATGGTCAAGTTATTGATAAAGAAATTAACGCTATGGCTATGTTAATAGAATTACTTGGTGTAATAAAATGAATGTATTAGTAATTGGAGAAAGTTGTCAAGATGTATTTGTATATGGTGATATAGAAAGAATTAGTCCTGAAGCACCTGTACCAGTTTTTGTTCCAACTCATGTAGAATCGAATGATGGTATGGCAAAAAATGTTGCAAATAATGTTGAGTCATTAGATATGCATATTCATACAGTTACAAATAGAAATGGTATAGTAAAAAAACGATATGTAGAAAATCGTAGTGGTCAAATGGTACTGAGAGTTGACGAACATGATTATTCTGAGAGAATTAAGAAAAGTTTGTTAAGTGGTCTTGTGAAGAATAAATTTGAACAACCACCATTTGGATTTGATAGACAACGAGAAGACCATTATGATGCTATTATTATTTCAGATTATTGTAAAGGGTTTTTAAAAGAAGATGATATTCAGTATATTTGTGAGAATAATAAAAATGTATTTGTAGATACTAAAAAGAAACTTGGTAAGTGGATTGAATTTGCAGATTATATTAAATTAAATGAGTTTGAATATAATAGGAATCATGAATTACTATCAGATAAAGGATTTGAAAAAAAACTTATTATTACAATGGGTAATAAGGGATGTAGATGGAATGGAAAGGAATTTCCAGTAGATGAAGTAAAAATTGGTGATGTTAGTGGAGCCGGAGATACTTTTATAGCAGGATTAGTTCGTGGTTATTTAGATACAAATAATATAGAGAGTGCAATTAAATTTGCTCAAAAGTGTACTAATATTGTAGTTCAAGAACCAGGAGTTACTATAGTAAAATTGGAGAATTAAAATGGGATTAATTGAAAAATTTATTAAATGGATTACGGGAGATAGACGTTTGAAATCAGACCGAAGAAACCACATAATGATTGGGTATAAAAAATCAAATCGTCGCGAAGAAGAACGGAGAAACTAATGAATATGAAAGCACAAAAACCATTGACAAAACCACAAGTTGATTTAGCCGAACAAGAAACTATGAAATGCGATAGTTGTGGAAACTATTTATTTATAGTTTCATATGTTATTAAGAAAATTTCAGCAATAGTTTCACCAACGGGTCAAGCGGGACTTGTTCCAGTACAAGTTTATAGTTGTGGTAATTGTGGTGAAGTACCATCACAACTTTTAGAAGGTAGTGGATTAAATGTCAAAGAAAAAGAGTAAAAATGTTACACCAAAAAAAGAAACATCTATATTTCATAGGAAATCTTCAGCAGGTAAAGGTGATACACCAAGATTGGGTATTACATTAGATGAGTGGGAAAAGAGATATGAAAAAATCTTCGATAATAAAAAAGAAAGGACTATTCGACCATTTGAATCAAATAACAGCGGTTCAGAGTCCTAACTATTGGGATAAAATTTCGGAAGAAGATAAGAAAACATATTCAACTTATATGATTAATCGTTTCTTATCAATGAAAATGGAGTGGGTTGATTTTGTAAATGAAATACAAAAACATTGGAATGAGTTATCACCAAAAGAACACTATAAAATATATTCGAGTGTTCTTCCTAAAGGTAAAAAATATTTAAAATATATAAAGAGGAAAAATGAAATGAAGTTACCAAGATGGTTTTTAGACGTTATTGTAAAAAATTATGAATGTTCATTAAGAGAAGCTGATGATTATGTAGATACGTTGTTAATGACTGCACAAGGAGTTCTCGAAATTAGAGAAGTTTTAACTAAATATGGTATAGACCCAATACGTTGGAAAGAGTTACCATTTAATATAGAATAAGGAGTTGTTATGAGTGGTATGGATGAAAAAGAAACACGAACACGAAAAGGATTTAGTACTTATAGTTTGGAACGTAATAAATGGAAACATTCTAAATTAATGAAAGAATTAGAATGGGGTATAAATACAGATACTAATACAGTTTATATGGCATATGATTTTGATATGGATAATTTATATACCATTGTTACCAAAACTGATAGTTTATTGAGACACAACCCAGAAAAAGAAGTTAATATGATTATAAGTTCTTATGGTGGTGATGTATATTCTATGTTAGGAATGATAGACTATATTAGAAATTTACCTGTTAAAGTTAATACACATTGTCTTGGAGCGTCTATGTCTGCCGCGGCAGTTATGTTGGCGTGTGGAACTGGTAAAAGAACTATGAGTAAGAATTCATCTGTTATGATTCATGAAGGTTCTGCGTTTGAAGTTGGTAAAACATCGGATGTATTAAAAGGAGCAGACCATTTAAAATTATTACAAAAATCAGTATGTAATATACTTGGAGAAGTTACAAAAAAAGACCAGAAGTTTTGGGAAGAAGTTTCCAAACAAGACACATATTTGACAGCAGATGATTGCTTGGAATATGGTGTAATAGACGAGGTGGTGTAATGAAAAAATGGAATAAAGTTAAAGGCAGAAAACATTCAGAAGATGAAATTTTATTATATTATGATAATCCAGTTTCATTTGAAGATGTAGCGGTTATGTGTAAATTTTTTATGATGAATGAAGATAAAATATATCCACCACCAAGATTTAAAGGTGCGGAAATGTTTAAAGAATATATAAAAGAAGTTTTGGATACAAGAAAAATACCAAATAAAAATAAATTTAAATTAGACAAAAATTTAACTATTTTAAAGGAGTGTAAATGAAGTCAATAAAAGATACACCAACTGGTGTTGATTCACCAGGAACTATTGTAGAGTTGATGGAAAAGGAATGGCCAGAGATGACTAAGGAATTTCGCCGTTTACAAGTACAACAATACGAGTTGTTCTTACACAAACAACATGATTATGGGCCAGGTAATATTTCAGTTGGAACACAGTTACAAACAAAAGAAGAAATACATTTGTCATTGACTGGTTTATGGTTTAGAATGAATGATAAGATTCAGAGATTAAAGAATCTCTTAATGAGTGGTCGTAAAAACGCAGTAGAAAACGAACCGATGGAAGATGCGTTTCTTGATGTATCTAACTATGGTATTATGGCTACAATTGTAAAAAATGGAAAGTGGGGTAAATAATGCAAATAGAAAGTAAGTATAAAATGGTGGAATCTGAGTTTATGAGGTTATGTAATACTTATAAAATACCGCAACCAACAGTAATCAGACCGGCATTA